GTTGTTTATAACAACCGAGCATCTTTGTTGAACTAAAATAGTGTGCTCTCATGTCCGTGTGTGGACGAATCATTGTGTATTTGTATGTGTTTAGTTGGGCTAACACTGCTGTTGTTCCATTGGTTTGGAACGTGTTTGTGCTGCCTGTCCTAATGACATTCTTGTTTTATAAATGGCCTTTCAATACCGTGATTGTATTGGCTGTTCATACTCTGAATCTGTGGTATCAGATTGTTTTTGTTTACAAATGTCCAAATTGGTCTTTAATTTGTACTTTGTTAAGCGAAGGTGCTTGGAACGTAGAAATGGAGTTCACTATGGATTCATAATTTTCTCCTTTTCTCTTCTTTTCCTCTTTTACTTCCCTTCTTTCTTTTCTTTTCCCCTTTTAACTTCCCTTTTACTTTATTTGACAGTTAATTGGCTGGGTTTCCTTTTAACTTATTCACACCGTAGGGAGCTGAAGAGCAGGTGTGCGAAAAGCTGGTCTTACTCCCATCTATTCAAATTAAAGTGATGGTTGGTGTTAGTGCCTCTGACAAATATATTTTGCCTGGTAAATGGGCCGGTATGTCAATAGATGATGATTATTATGATTCTATGAAACCGCAATTTGTTTTGCCGGAAGTAGCAGCATCATTAATTATTAGATTAGGGTTCTTTTGTGGTGGTGTGTTTTACTTGCTTTTCTTAGCTGTTTTCACCACTTTCCTTGCACTTATCCCTATTGGATCAGTCTATACTTATTTAACTACTTTAGTCTTCGTTTATGGGATGTCTTTTATTACATTTGCTAGTATTAGCACTTGTATTGTAACTTCCCTCAAAATATTGGCCTCTCTTTATCAAATAGGACCATCTTCTGTTGAAAGACTTGTCTTCCGTGTTTTCCATATAGGGTTTACATGGTTTTATGATTTTTCTGAAGCCCCAGGTTTAGGCTTGGTTGTTGGAACTAAGCCCGGGAATTACTTCCTGGATTTTCTTGCTAGTATTTTGGCAAACTTCCTACTTTGGGTGGTTGATGCATCTAGATTGGTTAAATTTCGGGGTTTTGAACCTGTAATGATTCATATCCCTAGGGAAAGGTTTGTGCTTCCAATTGCATTAATTAATGATGCTGTCCCAACTGGTATTGACTTGATTAGTCTTGCAAGTTTCACTGCTGCTGGGAAGATTGAGGTCAATATTTGGGACACTGAAGCAGTTAAGTTATGCCAACCACTGATTAGATTAGCTCTTTCAATTGGAAGGTTCGCATATTTAGCCCGATTATCTGCTTGGAATCTGTTGTATATTAGTTTGGTGAGTTTTCTCACTCTTGCTAGTTATTGGTTATTTCTCATAGTGAAGTTTGGGAAATATGGTGTGGAGGTTGTCATTGCGGGCTTTAAGTTGTTCTTAATTATTACCTGGGTGGCTCTCTTTGCCCCAATTGATGTTTTGACAAGATATTCTTATGGTTTTTGGTATATGTACTGGCATTTACCAATAGTCATTCTTGTAAAGCTCTTGTCACCATCATTCTATTATAGAATGTACCATTTTGCAAAAACTTGCATTGTTTTTCTTGTATTAAGAACTTTGTCAATGCCTTATCGGATTTCAAATTTGATTGATAGGTATTATGACAAAGGTGATACCTTTAAAACAAAGATAAAATTGCAAGCTAGGTTCAATCAGTCTTGGGTTGCTGCCCAAAGAGTAGTTGATGATTTGGCTTTGCCCACATTTATTCGGAGAACTAATTGGGAAATTACTCCAGATTCTATTCAAGATACTTTGAATAAGTTGTCTGAGTTAGGTTGGCCAGTTAATGTCTCAACTTTATCTGAACCTGAAGATCTTCAGTTTTATGAGTATCCTGAATGGTTTTTGACTCAATTAGATTTCCATCAAGGTATTCATAATGTTCAGACAATGATTGATCAAGATTTGCAAATGTTTGAAAATGATTCTCAATATCAATATAAGAGAACTGAAACATATGCTTCTTATGCTAATGAGTTGTCTGCAACTTCTCGTTATTTCCTTTTCCGTGATTACAGTTTCACAGATTTGGCTGTTGATGATTTGTGGGTCTTAGTTGGTGAAATTTTTAAGAATTCTAGGCTCACTCCTTTTAATTATATTATTAGGAAATGGGAAAAGAAATATGGCCTTGGTGCTTTTGCAAAAGTTCCTGGGAAACATACTGAACGCAAGTTGAGTAGACGCAAGTTTATCAACAAAATTGGCTTGGTCAAATTTCAGGAGCTTTGGGCAGAGACTTTCAAATGGGCTCCTACTTTGGATCCCTTAAATCCTGTCTCTATTAAAGGGGAAGCTTTACCATTTAAGAAATGGGCCAATGACAAAGTTCGGACTGTCATTGGAGCTCCTTTAACTAGTTATATTTCATCAACCATTTGGAATTATGCACCCAATCATAACTTTAAGTGGGAGACAACTCCCATTAAAGTAGGAATGCCTCTTAATGGTGGGTCAATGTCTAAAATTTACCAGGAGCATGCCCGTAGGGATTTGCATTTTGCTGGGGATTGTTCAGCTTTTGATTCAACGTTGAGTGGTAAAACACTTGATATTATCAAAAAGGTTCGTAAAAAGGGTTTTGAATTTCATAGAGATTATAAAAATATTTGTGAACTTATTGATAATGCTTATTGGGAAGTTGAAAATGGTGTTCTTGTTCTTACTAGCAGGGGTGCTGCTTACAAGAAAGGTACTGGTTTGAGTACTGGCCATAGTTCAACTTCTATGGACAACTCTTTGGGCCTAGTGTCATTGTATCTTAGAGCTTGGAAGGAGTTGACTGGGCATACTGCACATGAATTTAGACATTTTTGTACCTTATCTTGTTATGGGGATGACAATATTATCTCATGGGATAAAGATGTGCACCCTAATTGGACCTTTCCAAATATTCAAACCACTTTTAAGAAGTGGGGTGTTGACCTTAGAGAGGAAGCTGCTGGTCCATTAGAGAAAATTGAATTTTTATCTAAATTTGGTCGTCGACCAAATCAACAAGATAGAGACACTTTTGCTAAGCATGATTTGCCAACCCCTGCTTGGATTGTTTATCATAATAAGCAAAAACTCATTGGTAAAATTCAAAGTGATTATGTTGGCTTAAAGAAGGCAATAGTTATTAAGGATCAGTTGACTCGTATTAAGAGTTTTATTGATTTAACTGCAGGACATGAAGATGTCTATGAAATGTTGTTAAATGCGGCCTTAAAGAAAGTCAAATTGATTAGAGGCCGTGATAAGAACTTTAACATTTCCTTACCAACATATGGGGATGTTTTAAGGAATTGGTATTACAATCAAAAGAATATTAAAGGTTTTGCGGAGGAATCAGACATTCCTGAGGAAGATGTGATGTACACCTATGGACAGGTTACTGTTGTAGATGCTATATCAAATTTCTTCTCTCGTTTTGCTGATTTTGTGAATCCAGATGTTTATAATTCTGGATTAACAATTTTCTTGCAGAGGCCTTTAAAACCATTTCTTGAATGGGCACTTTTGTTCACTAGAGAAGCTAATGGTATTTATACTGGCCGTCATTTAGCATCAATTGTGCAAAAGACAGCTTATGATTGGATTACAAATGAGGTTGAGATTCCATTAGGAGATGATTCTAGTTATGCATCTGGACGTTTGATCAAACATTGGATTTATATGATTTTCTGTCAATCAAAAGGAGGTTTCTTTTCGAGGTACATCCTAATGATGGACAAAAAGTTAGCAGATATTAAATACATTCTATTTGGCCATGTTGATTTGCAGGTGCGTCGTTTAGATATTCCAATTTGGAATATATTTTTGTGTTCAATGCTTGGTTGGCTTCCAACTATTGGTGGCTTACCAGATTACAGAAAAGTTCCATTTTGGGCAAAATTGCAATATGTGTCATTTGGCTGGCTTTTTGACACCTTATTTGGTATGATCACTAATATTTTGTTTGCAAGTGTCCCAGCAAATTTTATGGCATCCAATCAAGCTTGCAAGTTAGCTTTGGCTGGACAACCATACATTGTTGAAGCTGCCACTGGTTCTGGGAAAACAACTGCAATGATAAATTCATTTTTATCATTACCTGAAGTAGCTTCTCTAAAGCACTTAATTGTAGTTGAACCCAGATCATCTATTGTTTCTGGTGTTGTACCTTATATGAAATCCAAATTTGGTATGGATTGCACTGGTGCAACTGAGGGTTTTATTTATGACCCTAAAGCTAAGGTCATTTATGCAACCCCAATGGAATTGGTTTTGCATGAGGAATGGATAAATGATTCATCTTTCTTTGTTTTTGATGAAGCTCATGTTATGGAAACCATTTATCAATTTGCTTTTCTTTTAATTAAAAAGAAAGGTTTGAAATATTTATTAACATCTGCTACACCTCCACTGGATTTGGGTTTACCCATTAGTAGGATTTCTGGAGCACAAGTGTGGTCAATTGATCATGTTGATGCACTTGTAGTGATGACAAAAGATCCATCTTATGAATCTTTGACATTATCTTATAAGTCATATCTTGATCATCCCACTTACCAATTTGGTTTTGATATTTATAGAAAATTTGTTTCGCATTATTTATCTAATGCTAACCCTTTTTCTAAAAGCCTTGTCTTTGTTAATACAAAGAAAGAAGTTATGCTTTTCTTGGACACTTTGAAAGGCCCTTCTGGTGGCATTGTGGGATTTTGGAGTGGACACACTGATTTGCCAGAAAGGTGGAGTATTATTGTTACAACTTCTGTTTCTGACATAGGTGTGACTTTGCCATCTGTTGATCATGTTTTCACCACAAACACCGAACTTGTTGTTCGGGGTTATGATATGGTGAAACCTGTCATTTATGGTGCTACTTCTGCCCTCCTTAAACAAAGGAAAGGCAGAACTGGCAGAACAAATAATGGTAGGTTTATTCTTTTTGAGTTAAAGGGGTTGCCTGAAAAAGACCCTTTTCACCCCATTGAAAATATCCTGAACTTAATTTCATCTGGTGTTAACTTTGATTTAATTATGAAAATAGCGCCAGAATGGTTACAACTAGCTTTCCCAAATTCAGATTTATCTAAATTGGGAAATACTTTTAATAATGTGGAAAAGCAAATCATTGCACCAGCTTTAAGGTGGCAAGAGGGTGAATCTTCCATTGTTGAAAGTTTGAGGTTAAAACTAGAAGGTAGATTGTCTAAATTTACTGGTTATGTTGATCCTATCAATTTGCAACCAGTTAGAAATGGAGTACGGCCTCAAAGGGGCTGGTCTGTGAGTGCAGAAATTTTGGATTTCTTACTTAATCTTAAGAAATTTACTCCTAAGAATATTGAACTTGGACCCATGGAATCAGCTAAAACAGAAGTTGCACATGTGTCCTATGTTGCTAAACCAAATCCTGCAAAGATTTGGGATAATAGAGTTAAAAGAGATATTCAAGCCAATTTATTAAAAATAAATAAAAATCAGCTTTTAATTAAAAGAGAGAATGATAAAGCTGAATCAGAAAAGATTCAATTTACAATTGATAAATTGAAAACTGATTTGAAATCGGCTGAGGATAATCATGCTCTTATTGAGCAGAAGATGTTCAATAATTTCATGGCTGAAGAAAGGATTGAAAATAGAGTAGATGCTTTTATTTACCCAGATTGGGATCAAGCTTTTATTTTACAAAATTTGACTAATAAATGGGATTCTTACCTAGAAATTATGGCAAGGGATCCATTACTTTCCTCATATGCCCGGGATGCTAGAGATAAGAGGCGAATCCATAAGGACCTTTTGTCTAATTACATTCCCTGGTTAAAGGATCAAGACCTTTGGGTTGAATAAAATTTGGATGTCCCAGACATTTATGTTTAAATTTGCACTGATGAGTCTTGGGACGAAACACATTTATTTGTGTCTGCACTATTTAGTGTTATAACAAATATTCAATGTTCGACTTCTTTGCTCCGATTGACCCTCAAGATCAAATTGCATTGTCCAATATTGGCCTAGTTAACCAAGCTGATATTTTTGGACTGCAAAATCATATTTTTCTCTATGAACGTTCGTTACGAATTGTTCCTTCTTATTATGATTTTGTCGACCCTTTGGCGTTAAGGGTTTTTGGTTTATTTATTTTAATTTGTAAGGTCTCTCATGTTGTTGCCCCAAAACTTGATTTAGGGCCCTTACTTATTGAAAATAATTCAGACTGGCGTCTAGAAATGCATAAAATGCTTGCCAGTGAAATCACTTGGCAAGCTATGTACCTTTATGACTGCTTTAAGACCTTTAAAGAGTTAAAACCTTTTTCTTATTGTGGTGATGCTAAAGTTAATGTTTTGGCGAGAACTCTAAATTATCCGTGTGGCACATTCCCAAATATTTCTCTTTTGCGCTTTAGCTACATCCTTTTGGATGTTTCTTTGGAGCACAAAGGGGATTTAATTGAGTGTGTTTTAGGCCATGACGAGTATCTTTTCAAAATTTTTGCTAGTCTTTTATCTAAAAGTTCCTTGCCACTTGTTTGGTTGCATAGTCGACCACCAAACGGGCTTTGTGGAAAGTGTGGCATCTCTTTAAGTTTCCAGTAAGGCTGTGCTTCTGGTTGCCACACTTTCTAAAATGTTAAAGTGGTTAGTACTACTGGGACTGATGAGCCTAGTTGAAACACTGTCATATGTGTATCCCAGTGGGTGTATTTTATATATATTCTACTGGTGAACCAATGCCTATGCTCTCCTATGAAGAAGCACTTGAAAAATTGAATAATGAGCTTAACTCTTCAGAGAGATTGGACACAGTAATCCGTTTCCTCTCTTCTATGGAGTTTATTTTCAATGGTGTTGCTTGTGTTTTTGGTATATCCGCATCTGCTTTTGTGGATGAAAACACTACAATAGATGCTTTTGTTGTGACACCTGTTAATAAGTTTGATGTTAATCCAACTGCTCAAATTGTTTCTTTAAAAGCTGATCTTTTACGATATCGGTCTGAATCAACTTCTTGGCAGTCTAAATATGACAAACTTTTGTCTTCACAAAAAGTTTCTCCTGAGCAAATTAAAATTCGAGAGTTCTTTAGGGATTTTTCTGAAACTCTTGATGAAAGCAACTCTGATGAATTGTCTTTCATTTCTTCTGCTCAGAATATTTTTGACAAGAATGATGACTTGGCCCAGTTATTCTGGGCCTCTGTTTTTGAAATTGATACTTCTAAGGCATCTTTCACAATCATTGCGTCAAAAGTAGTGGAAATTATTAACCTTAAAGAGCCTTTCAAAAATAAGGCTCGTGATGTACTATCACAAATTTTATATAAGGTTCGAGACAAAACAAGCACTATTAAGCAAAAAGTGCCTGCTTGGTCTGGGAGCCTTAAAGCCAAGATGATTCGACCTTTTGAGGTCCCTAAATTTTCTTGGATTAAAAGAGAGACTTTGCCTACATCTCGTGTTGGGCAACTTTTCTC